CATTAAGAAGTTCTTGAAAGAATTTGGGTTTGAATTCAAGGCCGGATTTGTAGAGATGGTCAATAATACCGGAAAGATTAAACTGAATGGGTTGGATGTCATTCTTAAACGAATGGAAAACTATTCCAAGAAAGGAAATCCGGAAGGTGTTCGTGGTCTGTGTCGGTTCATTGATAAGATTACTGAAAACCCAGATCAGGAAGTTATTGACAAGGTGGTCGAGTTTGTTAGGTATTCTGATATCGAAATTGATTCAGACGGCGATCTGATTTGTTACAAAGTAGTTGATGCCAATTACAAAGATGCGTACACCCGGAAATTGGACAACAGTCCTGGGTCATTGGTTAAGATGAAGCGTCTTCTTATCGATACTGATTCTAACAAGACTTGTTCTCAGGGTCTTCATGTTTGTTCGTTGGGGTATGTCCCGAAATATGGTTCAGCGGCCAAAATTGACAGTTATGGTTCAAGATTGGTGACATGTAAGTTGAATCCTACCAACATCGTTACTATTCCGAATGATTATAATGGTAAGAAGATTCGGTGTTGTGAATATCTGGTTCTCAAAGATGTGACATCCGATTATCGGTCTGGAAAACTCAAAGCAGATCATGCTGGAGCGTTTTCTTCTAAGAAAGAATGATGTACATAGAACCCGGCTAATTTCAGCCGGGTTCTCTTCTATAAATAGTCCTTGTAATGTACTAACATTCTTTTATGAGGACACAATCATGGTCAAGTTACCAAAAGCTGCGCTCCCGAAACCTATTGTCAAAGGTCTGACTGTTTTTGCAACGGATAAGGGTTGGGTCGGGGTTGATTCTAAAGGTCGTAGAGAAATTCTGGTTCACATCAAAGATCTGGACAAATATTTCCCAAATGATGTTGAAGGATCTGTTTCTGTTGTAGATGAAGAACCTGTCCAGGAATCCATCAAAACTGAAGAACCCCAATCTTTGTTAGAAGACGAATTTTCAGATCTATCTGAAAATGTAGAACCCAAAGAGATCAAAGAAGATGGTCCACTCACTCTCGAAAAACTCAATAGCATGGATTGGGCAGAGTTGAAGAAACTGGGTGCCGACAATGAAGTGACCGGGCGTTCAAGAGATACATTGGTTGAAAAATTAGCAGAAGTGTTGGGGTTAAAGGAGTAGAACGATGTCAGGGACAATAGATAAACCGTTGTTGGTGAGTTCATACCTCAGCAAATTTGTCACCGAACGAGAGCTTCTGGATGATTCTCTAAGGGTGACACGTCTTTGTTCCCTGTTATCTAAAGACGAAATTGACACCAAATCAGCATTCAATCAACTCATCATATTATTGAATGTTATGGATGTTCCAGGAACTTTTTCATTATTAGAAACCAAAATGGGTATCAATGATGAAGAAAAATTGGAACGATTATATTCGTTTTGTAATGCTTGCGGAATCCTCGAATATAAGTTACCATCAAACGAAGAGTTGGAACAATTGTTCTTGGATACTATGAAAGAGGTGCCCCATTATGCAAAAATTTTCAAGTCTTTTCGAAGATGGTGAAGTTGCAGCTCCCGCTGCTACCGGAGATGCAGCAGAAGCCCCAACCAATTCAACTGAAGACATGGCCACTACTGGCTACGGAATTCGAAAGATAAAGAAACGATTCGAAGAACGTGATGAAGAAACCGAGGAAGAATGATTCCTCGGTTTTGTTATGAGGAGAATTACAGTATAATCAAAGGTAATTCATCAAAGGACATTTTGAAAAATGCGCGACACCAACAAACTCTATAAAAAACTAGACCATATTCAACATATCCTATTGCGACCAGAACGATATTTGGGGTCTACACGCGAAACAACTGAAGACACTTGGCTTATTAATCAAGACACCAATTCAATTTTCAATTCAAATGTCACCTATCGTCCGGTGTTGTTAAAGTTGTTTGATGAAATTATCATCAACTCAGTTGATTTTTCAAAAACTCCCGAAGGTTCACACCTAGACACCATCAATGTAAATGTGAGTTGGTTTACAGGAAACATTTCGGTTGAAGATAACGGGGGTATTCCCGTTGTTCATCATAAGGATTATCCAGATGGTTGGTTGCCCGATATGTTATTCGGGGAATTGTTCTCATCTTCAAACTATAATGAAAACGATGAAGAATATGCTAACGCCGATGGGGGTGGTCAGAATGGTGAAGGTGCCAGCCTGGTCAACGTGTTCTCTAAGACTTTCAAAGTCGTGACATGTGACGGAAAGAACCGATACGAACGTGTCTGGCGAAACAATATGGACAAAGATAGTACCCCCGCAACTATTCGCCCTGGTAAGAAGAAAGGAACCACTATTTCGTTCATTCCCGATTTTTCAAGATTCCACAATAATCCGACTAGAATGTCCCGCATGGACGAAGCCATGATCATTCGCCGGGTGTATGAAGTGGCTGCTTGCAATCCGCAACTGAATATCAATCTGAATGGTAAGCCCGTGAAGATCAATTCATTCAAAGATTTTGCTGGATTCTTCAATTGTACTTCTATCGAGGAAACAGAAGATTGGTCTGTCGGCATTTTCAAAGCTGACCAATTTACTCATCACAGCTATGTCAACTCAATACACACCACAGTCGGTGGTTCGCATATTGATTATGTCGCTGATAAGATTATCAGCTATGTTAGACCAAAGCTGAAACGAGCATACAAAGTCGATTATAAACCGGGTGTCATCAAAGGGATATTGGGGTTGGTGATTATTTCCAAGATTCAATTTCCAAGATTCAGCACCCAGACCAAGACAGACCTCACCACCAAGGTTTCAGAATTTGGAACTTCGTGGGAACCGTCTAAGAAGTTCCTAGACAAATGCGCTATATCCATTGTTGACTGGATGAAAGATTATCACCAATCGGTCATTGAAAAAGAAGAAGATAAGGCTTTAGACGAAGCCGAGAAAGAAGCCAAAGCCACACCATACTACCATATCCCCAAATATGAGCGAGCAACGTCTCAGGATCGTTCTAAGTGTGTTCTGTTCCTCACTGAAGGTGACTCTGCTGCCAAGCCAATACTAGCCGCCAGGAATACAAAGATTCACGGGGTGTTTCCTCTCAGAGGAAAATTACTGAATGTGATTTCTGCTAGTAAAAAAGAAATCGGTTCCTCAGCTGAAATTCAATCTATCATGGCTATCATGCAAGGCTTGAGCATTCGAAATGGTGTTGATTTCAAAAAACTGAGATATCAAGAAGTGGTCGTTTCTACTGACGCCGATGTCGATGGTCTTCATATTCGTGGATTGGTTTGTGCGGCATTTATGAATCTCTGGCCAGAATTTATCATGGAAGGTCGTTTGAAATATTTGGTCACCCCGGTGGTCGTTGCCAAGAAGGGGAAACAACGGTTCGAATATTTCAAAGAAAAAGATTTTGAAGAGGCTCTCCATAATGGAATGAAATTTGACCGAGTGAAGTATCTCAAAGGTCTTGGGTCTAATGACGCAGAAGCATTTTCGGAATATCTTAACAATCCAAAATATAAAATGTCATTTACTTATGACGATTTGGCCGATATAAGTATGGACTTGGCATTTAATAAGAAACGAGCAGAAGATCGTAAACCACTATTCGACACATTGAGCATGGTCGATGTTGAGGAATTGTAATAATGATAAACTTTCTAAAGAAATTGAATTTTCTTGATAATCTGAATGAAATTTCAGAAGTTGATGAATCTCGTCGTAGAGTGATCAAAGGAGCATTGGCGCTTGCTGCTCTAGCGGCAATCCCCATTAATCCAGTAACAGAAATCGAAAAATCTGATTACGACAGATTTATGAAAATGGTCAATGATGGTCTCATAGAAGGAATGACATTCTACCTGGACAGATCTATTGTTCTAGAAGGGTTTGACAAATTAAGGATTGATAAATGCCACTTCATCTTACTTAAAGGATTTGAAGGAAAAGGAGTGTTTGAAAGAAATAAAAATTCTAAATGTTTTGTTGAAGTCAATAATTCAATTTTTGATACCTCAAATGTTCCTGGTGGTGGTGTTCCTGTATTATATCAGGAATATAATCATATTGGGACACCATCATTTCACAACGTATGGGCTAAAGGACAATTTTCCCCTTATCAAACTTCATATCTAGAATCAACAAAATCAAAATATTCCTTGGATGTGTAAATGAATATCAGCGATTATGTAAAGGAAGACTGGCTGCTATTCAGTAGCCAGAACAACCTTCGGTCTTTACCATCTTTCAAAGACGGGCAAATCACCACCACCAGAAAATTGTTGTTTGCGTTAAAGAATCAAAAAGATTTCGAAGTGGTGGAGCGTCTTGGACTTCACGCGGCAGCCGCTACCGCCTACAAAAATGGTGGAGCATCAATTTCAAATTCATTGGCTGGTATGGTCAAATCCTACCCGGGAACCAATAACGTCCCGATGTTTGACGGTGAAGGTCAGTTCGGTACAGCTATTGACAATGATGCCTCAGAAGTTCGTTACATTTCAGCAAAAATTTCTGAAAACTTTCGTGATTGGTTTAGAAAAGAAGATGATGATATATATCCACGCCGAATCAGCCGAGGAGACACATTAGAGTATCTTTGGATGGCTCCAGTTGCTCCCCTGAGCCTTGTGAACGGATCTTTCGGGATTGGAACCGGGTATGCCGCTAATATCTACCAACATCACCCATTGGACGTCATAGAAGCCGTTATAGCAATCCTAGAAACCGGTGTGTCTAATCCTCTTGTTCCGTGTTGGATTGGTTGGAAAGGTAAAATTGAAAAAGCTGATGATTCTGAAAGAAAGTTCTTCGCCACAGGTACATTCGAACGAGTAAATGCCACCACTCTTAGAATCACTGAATTGCCCCCAATGTACACAAGCACCAGTTATACCAGTTCAGTGTTAGTTCCTCTTCTACAGAAAGCTGAGACGGTCTTATCATTCAGCAACGACAGCAACAAGTTCAATGGTTGGGATATCACGGTCAATTTCAAACGAGGAACCCTTTCATCAATGACTGATGAAGAAGTGATCAATCTTCTTCAAATCAGAAAATCTTTCAGTCATGTCCTATTTGGTTGGGGATTTGATGATAAGATTAAGGGATATGATTCCGTTGATGAAATCTTGTTTGATTGGGTAATGTGGCGTGTTGATTTGTATCGGGTTCGTAAAAATTATTTGTTGAACAAATTTATTCAAGATATTAAATGGACTGAATTGAAACTCAAAGTTTTTCAATCTTGTATTGAGGCCGGGAAATTTATCGAATCTGTGATTAAGAATCATGTTACAGAAGCAGGTTATACTGAAAAAGAATTCAATACACTTATGGATACCCCTGTTCGGTCGGTCACTGATAAGGGGATTGAAAAACTGAAGAATGTTCTGTTGACATTGAAAAAAGAACAAAAACTTCTTCAAGCAAAGAATCCAGAAGATATCATGCTGTCAGAACTCAAAGAACTCAAAGCAACGGTTTCTATTAAATATCCAAGATAGATCTATTTTTCAATTAGTGGAGACTCTGATATGAGCGTTTACATTACAAAAGATGGTCCACAAGTAGGGGACATGGAGCTGAAGACCTTTGATGATCTTCCTAAAACTGTTCAGGAACTGATTTCTGCCGTTGATGATGCATTGCCAGAAGATTACAACTTGTGGGAATTGGAAGGTGATGAATCCGTTTATTTTTCAAAAGAAGGGTACGAAGACGAAGCGATTGCTGAAGTTCGATTCGCAACTCCTCGTGAAGAAGGTTACAACGAAAACGGTCCGAAGATCGTATTGATCATGGTGTATAGCGGTCCAGATTTGGATAATAAGACATTATGGTTTGATCCTAAGAAAGCAGTTGATGCAGCGGTCAAACAAATCAATCAACGATTCAAGATTCCTCAAGAGGAATAACAAAAAGGAGCCAAATCGGCTCCTTTTTCATTTTTACCAGTTTGGCACCAATTCCCTTTGCGGGTATGTTTGCATTTCTCTCTTCACCACAGTAGTCGAAGAAGTGGTTGTCACCGGAGCATTGACTTGCACTTGTGCAGGAGCAACGGATTGTCCACTCTGGTCAGCAGGCATCATAACTTGTGATGTTCCATTTCTATCGGCTGCTCCATATCGGGCTTGAGCTGCTCTTCTTAATGCTTCAATTTTTGGATCTCCATATGCTCCATTCTTGTTCAGCAAATCTTCCAACGGGGGAACCTTCTGAACATATTCTTGTCCAGGATATGTCACATTCGCTGGTTGAATCACTGGTTCTTCGTCCCCTAGACCCATTGATTTTTTGATGCTTTCAATCTTTTCTGCAATCTTATCACCAATTCCTAGAATACCTAGGTCTTGTGCTTTTTCCTTGATAGTATCAAGGAAGGATGTCAACATATTGCTGAAGAATGATTTTATCGAATCTATGATTGATGTCACCAATGTTGTAACACCGTTCTTGGCTACTTCAACACCGTTCACAAAGGCGTCTGGTATAGATGATACAAAGTCACCAATGGTCTTCTTTGCATCTTCAAATTTGGTTGTGAGGGTATCTATCGCCGAACCAACAAAGTCACCAACAGCTGAGGTAATTTTACCGGGTAGGTCTAAAGCTACCAGGTCACCCCATGCTCCAACAAACATTTTGTAGATGTTATCGAACATCATCCCCGGGATGTCGACCAGTTTTGTGTCTAATGTGATACCACCGAACACCTGAGAAATCTTATCAGCTATCCACCCAAACGCATCACGAATCGGTTCATATATGATTTTCAAATAACTCAAGACAATGTCTTGAAATTCGATAAGTTTCTTCTCGGCTGCTCCACGAATATCAGATTTGTTTCCGGTGAATTTTTCAACCAACCAATCTACGGGTGCCAGAAATGTTGAAAGTAGATGTACAGCAGCATAGCGGATTTTATCGAACATATTGATATCCTTTCCGAAAAACTTGTCGGCTCCCATGAATCCTTCATACAATTCATAAGCAGCACCAATCACCAACCCAATAGGTCCAAGAAGACGCGTGAATAATCCTCCAACCTTAGAAAGCATTCCGACAATACCCCCGGCTCCCACTCCACCAATAATCCCTGCCAGAGTGCTTCCTATTCCCTTGACCATCCCCATTGCGCTACCCAATATGCTCATCAATAGCCCTTTCTCCTGAACAGCTAACATTTTCTTCAACAATGAGTTGGTCTTATCGTTGCCCTGAGTTGGAGCGGCAACTGTTTCTTTGTCTAGTTTCTGAAGATTAGACAATTCATTGCTGCTGGTTTGATCCTGGTATGATCTTGAAATAATCTTAATTTCTTCCAAAATATCTGAAAGAATATCGTTCTGTTTGTCAACACCTTCCAATGTTTGTTGTGTGGTCTCCTTGGGGGCAAGATTTTCTTTCATTCCTTCAAGTTCACCCAACAATTTTGAAATTTCTTGTTTCCGTTGGTCATCCGCATCACTCAACAATTTTGTGATGGGTGATGTCAATTTAGAAAACACATCAAGCCCGACTCTGAATATTGGGTTGGCATTGATGATCGAACGAACCACTTCGTTCGGTTTTGGAAATTTACTAGCAATTGAAGAAGCGGTTCCTTTTGCGGCCAATGCAGCCAGCATTTTGGGATCCACTTTGTTTTTGGCTTCTTCTTGTTTCAAACGAGATATAAATTTCTCAAGATCTTGATTGGTGATACCTTTTTCACGATCTTTTTGGATCTGAGTAGCGATTTGCTTTAGATCATCAGCCATTGTTGTTTACCTCATTCAGATATGACTCTAATGACAATCCCCAATATAGACGATACTCTGATGGTCTAATGGTGTGCTTTAGAGAAGTCACAACAAATTTTCCATTGATATATTTTTCTGGTATTGTTCCTGACTTGGTAGTCTGTGGTTGTAGACCCAACAGGTTCAATTCAACGACAACTCCAAGCCTCATTTGGTCATCGCCAGATGTTAGGATTGTGACCGGGGACATACCCAATGAATGATTCAACGCATCTCTATTGAAAATATTTAATTGAGAATTGTCAAACTTTTTCAACAAGAATGAATATCCGTCTTGGCTTATTTCTTCCAACCAAGGTTTACCGGGGTTCAATGTAGGAACAGAATTCGAATAATCTTTGTAACTTTTCAAACTCTCCGACATCGTTTTCGATAGAGGGGAATAAACTTGTTCGGTTTTTCCCATCAATCCTTTTCGACGATATTCTAGAGAATCCTTGCAGTTTGGATTGAATTCCATGCTAAGAATATTTCGGAATTCCTTTTCAAAATCTTCTTCGGTGTTTTGTGGTTGATGTATCAGTTTAACTTTCGAATCAGATGATAAAATTTTAGACCAGGAAGAAAAGTTCATTCCGTCTAAATCTTCAAATACACAAAATGGCATGTTGTCACTGGAACGAGCACGGTTAGCCATCCATTGCAGATTCTCTATAACAGAATATGTTCTCGGGACAGCGATATTGATCAATCCTGTGCTAGCATCCGCATAGAATTGTTTGTCCAATCCCAATTCTTCATACAATTTCTTTGCAGCCACAGAATATTGAGTGTTATATCCTCTAGATAAATTAGAGCCAAGTAGATGATACATGGTATCAGAAATCAATTCTAATTTGACAATCGCCGCCTGATTGGCTTCTGGTTCTCTTTCATTCTGTTGTGAAACTCTGAACAATTGTTCACTAAAATCTTGATATCGAGGAGACCTCCAACGAATGAAAACTTTTTCACCGCCAATAATCGGTCCATTGTTGGCAACGTTAATGGTGTCATGAAAAATAATGTTCCCGGTAATTCCCATTCCTCGGATATTTACAAAGATGTTCATTTCAACGAACATGTTCATCAAATCAATGATTTCACCAGATACTAATTCCAGTCTAACAGCATTTATCTCTACCGTGTTATCACGCGAAAATCCAGGCTTGCTCATTTCAAAGCCTCCCGGAACGCAGAAACAAAATCTTCAATCAAATCTGGATCAACCAATTTGATTTTTCGTTTGACTTCATTTTGCATTTCCAACAATTCTAATTGTGTGATAGGGGTAAGAGTGAACAAATTGACAATTTCGGCATCAGTAGGTGTAACGTCATCGTATCCCTGATTGAAACGGATGCCTCCAATATCAACCTGGTTCCCATCTGGGTCTGCGTATGCAACCACAGCATTCAGTTCAGCATCGGTGTATTCCCGCTGTGCTCTTTCGTATAATGTGGTGTAAGAAAGAGGCCAATCATTGACAACATTAGTCATATCGTTGATGACGAGAATAGTCCAATACAAATTGTGGTCGTCATACAAACGCTCAGCGATATCTCGAGGAGTTTCTTCGTCTCGTATTTGATAATCCAAAAACAATGATTTTTGCAATTTGGTTGCAGTTGAAATATTCACGTTGGCTGCAATGTTGGTCACAAGGTATTCTACCCCGTCTATGTTGTAATATCGCCGTGGGAGCATTTTCAAAATATCCATTAGAATGACTCCTCTGCTGATTCGAAATCGGTCTTGCGTAATGGAGCCAATTCTTGGAAAGACAAGGATAAAGATCTAGCAACAGATGAATGATCCGGGTGGACAGCATAACCACCAACAGATGGATTGTCGGTACATCCAACCAACGCGCAAGTATTCACCCGGTGCAACCAGACATTTCGTTTGGCTTCACCTTCTTCAATCTTCATAAATGTGATATCGAAGGTAGAAGGATACAAGAAATATGATGAATCATTTTTTCTATATTTGAATTCTGGGTGCATATGAAATTTCAGTCTTCTGAATATTTCAGAAACCACTCTGCTTTCATAATTGTTCCGGGGAGTAAATTTGAATTCGAAAGTGTGGTCACGATTCTTCACCCCTTTGTACAGAACTTCTTGGAAGGGGTTCTGGATAGTCCCGGTGTACAATTCTGCTGTTTGTTTTGCGTTGAACCCGGTCAAAGATTCAACTGCTCCGGCAATAGTGTTTTTCAGACCTTCTTTCAAAGAGTTTCCAACATCTCTTAGAGTGTTTTGGTCGAATGTTGCTATTTCACGTGCAAATTTCGCAGCCATACCCAATTCCACAACGTTCCATTCAACCCCGTATTGAGCTGAGACGCTTTCAGGCATTGCTAGAATGATCGATTCCTTTGATCTGATATAGCGGCCACCCCCGCTAATCTGATTTTGTATCGTGTACCCTCGGCTGTAGAATAGGGGCTGTTTCGTGTTCCCGCTGACTACACTTGATGAAGAATTTTCGATTACCTGATTACTATCTTGATAACTAGATCCGGCCAATCGGTTGATATTAATAAGCATGAAATGACCTGTACCGACCGAAAACAGATTCGTTGGATACATAATCTGAGCAACATTACGCAAATCAGACTGATCATTGTTCAGCTTGCTGTATTTTGCTTTTGTTGAGCTGGTAGCCATACTAGATATTCCTATAGACATATTGTTTTTATTTAGACGAGTTCATATTATGGGTCAGTTATATCAAGGTCGCTATCACGTTAAGAATCCCGAAAAATATAAAGGGAACGTTCACGATGTGATTTTCAGAAGCAGTTGGGAATATCGGGCGATGATCTTCTGTGACATGACACCTGCGATCAAATATTGGTCGTCAGAAGAGACAGTCATCCCGTATATCTCACCCCTTGACGGAAGACGCCATCGGTATTTCATGGATCTAACCATTTGGACGCAACAGGAAGACGGAACATTGAAATGTTGCTTGGTTGAAATTAAACCATATGATCAAACTCAGCCACCCAAAAAGAAACAAGGTAAGAGGAATGACCGATTTGCACAAGAAGTGGCCACATATTCGGTGAACCAAGCCAAGTGGGAATATGCTAGAGCATTCTGCGAAAAGAACGGATATAATTTCATCATATGGACTGAAAAGGAACTTCTTCCAGACATCAACGAAAATGTCAAAGAGTTGAAATCACAACGCCAATATGAAGAGAAAATGAAAAAAGCCTTTCGGAAGAAAAAGGATCCCAAGTTACAGATTCTTGCAAGACATTTGGAGCTTCGTGTTAAAAAGAATTTTATCAACGACAAAAATAAGGTATGATGCATCCATTACAACTAATGGGATTTCATCATGTACTATATCTTCACAGGTTCTACAGGGAACGCATTCATGTTTCTGAAGAATACCTATCCAAAAGTAATTGAATCAACCTCAGATATTTCAGAAGCTCTTCAAATTCATAATTTTAATGAAGCCATAGATTTATGTAAGAAAGAACACGTTGTTCACAAGTTCTTCTACAACGAACAACCCCCAATAGTTCGCCCAATTGGGATTGCAGTTGTTGATGGCTCTATCGATAGTGAAGATTTCAGAGGTTATACCGGGAACATAACACGTAGGACTATACAAGATGCTGGTTCAAATTTCCAACAATTCATCAAGTATGCAATCTATGAATGATAAAATTGTTCAATTGAAACTTGGATATGTTGAGTTTAAATTCAATCTAAGAACAGCTTGTCACCAGAAGAAGTCCAGGAATTCATGGAAGTCCTAGGAAAATTTTTGGCGAGCAGAACAAGGATACCCTTTACTTCTTAACAGTAAAACAATATAATGGCTCCGATAGCTAACTGAACCCAAGAGGATACCATGAAAGCTAAAACGAAAAATCTCACATTAGACGATTTCATCTCAGATTATCAATGTATGGTTGTTCGAGGAATACATCGCAACAAGAAATATATTGAAAAATACATCTCTTCATATTACACCCATATCTCCAAGGAAGTTCATTCTTGGTTAGAGGTTCATCATGGATAACATCAAACGAGAACAAAAGCACTTTTTAGAAAAGATTAAAGCGCAACTTCCACACTTATCTTCTTCATTGACGGATAGTGAGATGTGGTTTTTATCTCAGAAGTGTGCAAACAAATTCACGCATATTGCTAGAGTTTGCAAGAAAATTTCTAGAACATCTTTCAAAATCAAAGATGTTACTGGGGACAAACAAATTTTCAAAGAAGCCAGTTTGTTAACAGACAAAGAATACCAAGTAAAAATTACTCTCGACTCCAATGGAAAAACATACCTTATTTCGTTTGATGTGGAGTTGTAGAATGACTGTTTCAATCAATATTTCGAGAAATAATGACCATGACAATACCAATAGCTCCAAACACCCTGAGCGGGGATGAAATAGAATTCTTAAAGAATGTTCCAACAAACAAGAACATTACTTCGAAATCAACAGGTCAAATTTTCAATTTGATCTCTAAAGGATTTTTGTTGGAAATTGGAGATAAATTATTTTGTAGAACCCCAAAAGGTGATAATTTTATTCAGAAGTATAAGATCAATGAACAATGTTTTATTGATCATGGATACTCTTCTATAAAATGTATAGAATCAGAATTGTTAGGCTATTCAATGTGTTCTATCTTTGAAGTCGATACAGACATTGGACGTGTCACAAGTTACGCTATCAACGGCGTCATATATGCTAGAAAAATTGATTACGAAAATAGGATTTTTGAAATTTTCAACTCTTATAATGATCCAAGGGGTGTTTGATGTCTATCTTTCAGTGTGAAAATTGTGGTTGTGCTGAGAATACCGTGTACGGTGAAGCATTTTATGACCCCAAATGGTTTGATTGGACAGGAATAGAAGAACGCAAGGGATTGAAGTTGTGTTCTGCTTGTTCTCCGACTTCGTTTTCTGAAGGTACACCAACCAAATGGAAAGGGAAGTGGCACAATCAATACCCGAGAATCTTTCTAGAGAAAGGAATGTGGAAGACAAATGGGGTTGGGAATCTAGAACATATAGATCTACATGTCACCAATTATTGGGATTTTGCGTTAAACAAAGAAGTTACAGAATACAATTATTCTGGGCATTCATTAATAGATGATGGAGAAACCAAATGAAATTTGTATTGTTATTAGTCGTTGTTTGTGTGTTGTCTGGTTGTGCTGACGATGTCCCGTATCAGATTACAACCCAAATAGAACCAGTCGGATTCTGGTATGGGTTGTGGCATGGGATGATAGCGCCATTCTCATTCTTGGTTTCACTGTTTGATGATAATGTAGCTGTCTATGCCGTTTACAATAACGGCGGATGGTATAATTTTGGATTTGTACTGGGCATTGCATCACTTTCCGGTTCTAGTAGTAGCGGAAAATAAAAGTTTACTTCTTCAATAATCCGCGTATAATGGTTGACAGTTGATTGAAACTTGCCCCTAGAGGATACAACCATGGCTTCAACAAACGCTCCCCGCAAAGAACTTTTCGCTATCATGTCTGGCGAGAAGAATGCAATGTACACTCTCCGTCATTATGAGATTATCTATTACTCTGTAGGAAATATCCCAGTTTATGGTTGGGTGTATATATGCAACTTGTCAATCGACAAAGAACGCGCCCTTGAAAAAGCTTCAGAAGTTTCTGGTCTCCCAGCAAAAGACATCGAATTTTATGCTGATAAACTGAACGCTTATGAAACCGGAGGAAATGGTGGCGGCGGTCAAAAACTGTCTGACGAAGAGATTGCTAAACGTCGTGAAGAATATGAAGCTGAAAAACAAAAGAAATTCGAAACTGAGAAGACAATGGCTCAGAATGGTTATTGGCCATTCCCCGGAAACGATTACAATAAACCAATCATCAATCATTTAACCCGTTCATCTTTGGATTGGTGGGCTAAAAATGAATTCGAAGCAGGAAGCATAGCAGAGTATGTACAGGAATATGTCATCAATAATCTGACTAGATTTATCCTTCCAGACGTTAAAGCCTCTGCGGATTGAGTCGGTGAGCAGATTGGTAATCGTGTAACAATCGACGCCACTGTGATCCGCTCAAGCGGTTTCAGAAGGGCTTCTGCCTATTCTTACAATGGTGCTGAATGGGTAACCATTACAACCCTGGTCACCGACAAAGGTCAGATGGTGACCGTATTCTCAACATCATTTTATTCAAGTGTTGGTTCACGGTTGAAATTCAAAGCTACTGTCAAGGATTTCACACAATTTGAAGGAATGAACCAAACCATCGTTCAACGGGTGAAGGTTATTGAAGAAACTGATGATGAAGAAGAGTTCAGAAACGTCCAGGATTATGCTCGTTCGAAGCATGATTTACATCACGCAATGAAAACTTTGGTCACCCAATGTCTTTCGGATATCGACCGCCGTAATGAATTTATCTCAGATTACAAAGAAGATTTGGAAAAGGCTGATGATGCTAATCAGGATTTCTTCAACAAACTCATACGACATGAATATGATAAGATCTTAGAACTGAGAATAATTATCGAAGAACTCAAATTATTCAAACATGAAAAACTTGAAAGAGAAATCGAACGATTTGAAATGTGCAAGAAACAACTGGTTGAAGCCGGGTTCAAAGACTATGAAATCCCAGTTGTTAATGAAAATGGTTTACTTCTTTTCTGAACCGTTCTCTTATAATCTTTTAAAAGGATGTCCCCATGGCATCCTTTTGGTTTACAACAACAGACCAAATCATGATTCCTAAGAGCAAGCATCTCAGCGTCTGTTACTACACCCGTCAAGCGAATCACCGTCCAATATTCTTCAAAGCATTCTAGGACTTCTGAGCGCGTGAGAGACCCGCCTCTAAGGGCATATCTCAAGGCAACTTTTAAACATTCGGTCTCCCCCGGTAATCCAATCTGGTTTGCAATAATAGATCTGACTTCTCGTATTGTAAGAACCGAACCAATCTTGAAAGGATTTGAAAATTTGGAAGGCCTCATGATAGATACCCGAGGCCGGGTAGAAGTATTGTCTGGAGATTTGTAATTCAGAATCCTGGGAGAATCATTCTGAAACAGAAGTTTGCTCATGATACGTGAACTCTTACCTCTTTGTTACCAGCCCCGGTGAATTTATATGTTTGTCCTTTCTGAAGTTCGCGAGGGGTCTTTTTCTTATCGACGCCTTTGACTCCCATACTTTTCAACTTCATAACCAAATCTTCACCGTTAGAAGAACTCATACGAACATCAGACCCTTCACGCTGAATAACAAAGTTTGCCATCTACCAATCTCCAAAAGTATTTTCTCAGTTATTATAACCGAGTCTTCTTAATGAAAAACCAACAATGGGTTCATATCCCTGATTCATCAAAGAGAATACACTGGTGTCGGAGAGATTCAATATTAACGTCTCACCTGGCTCTATGGTGTATTCTTTCAATTCGTGTCCCAAACCAATGCTGTTTTCAACCCACACATTATTCATTTTTAATTTAATTTCACCATGAGTATCATTCGAAAGTTTTATTTGAACCGTGACCGTGAAATTTCCACCTTCAAGATTCTTGGATTGCTCTTGTATGTCTTTCAGGGTATCCGTTCTCAAAAATAAAATGAGAGTATCGTTTTTACCATAGTAAAATCCAAACCGAGATTCTTTTACCGAAGTGACGTCTGGATACTTTACTACCGGCAATTTGTAATGTACTTCTTTTTCTTTCTTACAAACAGAGTTCCAAACATATGTTCCTCTCCAATATTCACATCCCGAACTGACTCCATATATCTTCACAGTTATTTCGTCAGACTTTTGTTTCAAAAATGTGCTAAGAGGAACTTCAGATTCCACCTGTATTTTACAAGAACATATCACTATCGAAAAAGCCATGATGAAAATCATTTTCATCATTTTCATCATCATGTAATCTCAGTTACTCAGTTAAATAATCATTACTGTTTGTATTTATATTCAGAGATTATGGCCATGGGCGAAATTCTTAGCAATTATCAACAAAATGATGCATCTAGCGACAGTTGGTTGTTGATTCTTCCGTTTGGAGATCTTAGACTGATTGCAAGAAAAACCACGGATTTCGATATGCCGGGGGTGAATGCAGAAGGAACAATCGGTCCCAGATTTGGGGGAGTTGCAACATTCAACGTTTCTTCTGACACAGTATATTTCGATCCAGTAGTTTTCACTTTCATCGTCGATGAAAATTACAAGAACTACAATGCGATGTTAGCAAGGATATTGAGAACTCCGAAAATGGAAATGGAAGAAGTATATTTTCAATTCACCGTCGTTCCTCTAAGCAATACCAAAAAGGATATGAACGTATCCTACACCTATCTTGATGCAACATTGAGCAACCTTTCTACTGTTAGTCTAGACACTACCGCTGGAGTGAAAACTCTTACATGCACCGCCACCTTTAAATTCGGTGGAATGATACTTATGGAAAACGGTCAGGTTATAGTAGATACCACTCAGTTATAGAGATTGAATTGATGGAAACAATAGACGGACAAGTTGAATTACCACAACACCAAACAATAGAAGAATTGACAGACATTTGTGATAAATGGTTGGCCCTGGAAGATACAATACATTTAGACTCTTATGCTAAAGAACAAAGTTCAATTTACTTCAAGGTTCAACGGTTGTTGGCGGTTGAAACAAATGCTCTTGATTTCTTCAACCAGAAACTACTATCAACAGAACTTCAGTTGAGAAGATATTATGATGGAAAATTCCCTCCATCGGTGTATCGCGAGCGTCCTTTGAAATATCCCCCATCCAATCAAAAGGAATTAGATCTTTGTGTCAAATGTGACCCAATGTATCACCAAATTGATTTGGAATGCACCAAAGCCAAAAGACGAGTAGAATTTCTTGAAAACGTGTTATGGCGTATCAAGGAACGAGGGAGCGAAATTCGTACCATCATGGATTGGCGCAAATATATCGAGGCTGGTATCTAATGGCAGGTCTGAGCGTCTTTGACGGTAAATTCCAATGGGTTCGACCTCAAATCCCGACAGGCAACATCACCAGTCGGGATACTCCTAATGGTAGGATCTATACAGATGAATCCGGAACAGAATATTGGTCAATGACCACCATGTTAGGTATGACAGAAGATGATCATGATTGGTATGAAAAATGGGTGGAACGAGTTGGATTAGAATATGCTGAACAAGAATCTACCCGCTGTTGCGACAGAGGTGAAAAGATTCATCTTGCTTCTGAGATGTATGTTAGGAATTATCCTTTTGAAGAATGTGTTGAAGCAGCAGGAGAATATCGAAGATTATTCATTCAACTCAAGCGAGCATTAGATACTGGACTAGGAAAGGTCTATGGAGCAGAACTTCCGGTCTTCAGCAAGATTATGAAAGTCGGTGGAAGGCTCGACTTATGTGCTGAATGGAAGGGAGAATTGGCTCTTATAGACTACAAAGGCTCTAATTTTATTAAAACTCGTTCAGATACAACAAGTTATCGTCACCAACTTTGCGGATATTCGTTAGCGATTGAAGAAATGCATAGTATAAAGGCAAAGAAACTTATTAACATTATTGCTAATGAAAAATCTCCTATGCCAACAATCATTATCACCGATAGAAAGGATGTTATCAAGGAATTTGCTGAAAGAATCAAGAAATTTCATAAGATAATCAATTGTTAAATATAGGGTAATTCATATTTTATGAGACCCAACAATGTACAGTGTTTACATAGAAAAGACAAATAACAACATTGCAACTGTCTATTCTGATGAATCTTGTGTTCATGAGGAACTGTACGATCGTTTCAAAGTCGACGACCCTTCATATCGCCCAAACAATTTTTCAAAGTATGATGGGAAGATTCGTCTCTATGATAAGACCACAGGACATTTTGACGCCGGGTTACTTCATAGGGTTCTTCCAACACTGAAGAATTACAAAGTTGAAGTCGACAAGAATTTCAACAATTTCAGACATATAACCGATAAAGAACTTCATGAATGGATTGATGAATTAAATCTCCCGTTCACCCCTCATGAATATCAATTCAGAATTGTAAGAGATTTTATCAAATATCGCCGTCTAACAGCGTTAGCAGATACCGGAGCGGGTAAGTCCCTGGTCATCTATATCATCTGCAGATTCCTTTCTGAGGTCCAAGACGGCCATGTTCTAGTGTTGGTTCCACGTATCCAGTTAGTCTCACAACTATACGACAACTTCAAAGAATATGGCTGGACAGAATGTAACCGAAATGTTCAACAAATTGTTTCAGGTAAACCGAAAAACGTTCACCGACCCATCGTTATTTCTACATGGCAATCCCTCCAGGATATGGGTTCTGATTATTTCGACCCTTTCACTTCTGTTATTTGTGATGAAGTTCATGGAGCGTCAGCTAAAAAGCAAACCAAGATCATCAAGAACTGTCGTAATGCAACAGATCGCCTCGGACTAACAGGAACACTAAATGGAACCGAATTGCATCAATACCAAGTTGAAGGATTGTTTGGAGCAACTCGCCAATATGTTGAAACTCAGGAATTGAAAGATTTGGGTCAAGCATCTCAAACTCAGATCTACATGACCACCATTCGTTACCCTTCAATAGACAATATAAGACTCTCCAAATTAGACTATGAAGGAACTATTCAATATCTTCTTAAGCACCCAGGTAGGATGAAATATATTGCAAAACTTGCCAAAATGAGATCAGATAACAATGAAAATTCTCTAGTGATATTTGAGCGAGTTGAAAAGGGGTTGTTGGAATTCAAGAAATATCTTGAAGATATGGGGGTTGGAGACCGGGTTAGAATCATCGAAGGTAGCGTGAAACTCGATGATCGTAGAGAAATCACTGTAGATTTGGAAAAAGATGGTGGATATATCCTCATAGCAACCTGGGGAACACTGTCTACCGGGATATCAATCAAACGCCTACACAATTTGTTCTTGGCTTCTAGCACCAAGGGATTGATCCGAGTGTTACAGACTCTAGGAAGAATGCTTCGTATTCACGAGTTCAAAACAGTAGCAAGAATTATCGACTTTGTCGACGACTATAGAAAATCTCCTTCAGCCAATTGCTACTATATTGAACATTCAAAAGAAAGATACAAATATTACAAAATGAAAAAACATGATGTGAAATTTGTCAAAGCTGAAATTGGAGAATCTGTTGAGCGTGAAACTTATGAAGATATTCTTCGTGATTCTGAGAGAAGGAAAGCCAACCGTTCTGATTAATCTGATCTATTAAAATCATTTTCGGGCAAACCACGGGGTTTAGGGTACTATCAAAACCATTATGAAAAAACCACTTTTTTAAAACTTTTTAAAATAAATTTTATTTCACCTGCCCAGTTGACAAGGTACTCCACAGAAAATATGAGAGTATTTGGGTCTACACTATTCTGATAACACCACACCCCAAATTCATAAGTGGGAAAATTCATTTTTACAAAGTTCTTAACTTCTTCAATCT